ATCACGAGAACCTGGAGGTGCGGCCAATAAAGTTGGCTCTTCTTCTTCTGCCCCTTCTTCTCCTCCAAGTTCTTCTCCTCCAAGTTCGGCGCCCAATTCTTCACCACCGAGACCCAAGCCTCCCTCTTCTTCGCCACCCAAGCCCAAACCGCCGCCGCCGGCTGCAGCCTCTTCGGCCAATGCTTCAAGAGCCTGATCGTGTTGACGATCATAGAACATCTCACGCTGACCACGCAAAAATTCTTCATGAGACAAATTAAAAACATTATCAGCAATCCAACGACGAGAGAAAAATCCTTCAGTTGCGTTAGCAGCAATCGAGAATTTCTTATCCCAATGTTCAAGTTCTTGCAATTCAGCAATTCTGCTTGGATTGTTCAAAGATAGTTTGAAACTAATGAGATCATCGGCACGATAACCAAGTGTATAAAGATGGATAATTCCGATCTTTTCTAATTCATGGATAACTGTGCGCTGTAATCTTTGAATAGTTCTAGCAAACCGAATATCTTTTTGTGCTAACGTTGTTTTATCTTCTTCCGCACCTTCGCCCATTGTCAAATAAGATTGTGGAACCTTAAGAGCAGAAAACAATTTATCGCGAAGGTATTTAATGTCATCAATGGCCGTAATGTTTGAGGCGCCTGCCAAACTTGAAATATCTGTGACAGAACCGGCCCGGACAGGAATAAAGTAATCTTCCTCAATAGACATTGGATTATAACGTAAATCGATTCTGCCCGTGTCTTTATCAACAATAGAGTGGCGCTTTAGTGTGGTCACAATTTTTTGCATATATTGTTCAACTTCTTGCGGCGGAATAGCACCGACATCAATCTTGAAAACTCTTCTTTCAGAAGAACGAACAATACGATAAGCCATCATCGCATCTTCCATTAATGTTAGCTGGCGCCAAATGCGGCGTGCGGGCTCAAGAACAGAAGTTCCATAAGGCGTATATTTGTCATTACCTAAAATACGAAAATGAGCAATTTGCCAATTTTCGAATGTCATACCGGCGGTATTCCATTGATATTGAATATAATTTGGATTTGTGGTATCCAAGCCTTCCAATCTTTCAACTTCTTGCAATGGAAGAGCGATTACAGACTGAATACCATGGTTATCATCAATATCTAAATATAAGAAAAAATCACCATACTTGTTCATTGTGCGGCACCAGCCAAAAAGATTATATTCTACATTCAGAATATTGTGATACAAGATACCAAGAAGCGCTTTGATTTCTTCGTTAGAACATTTAATCTTTAACATCGGAGATAAATCAGAAAAAGTGGTCATTTCATCGGCATAAATATCAAGAGCCGATGCGATTTCGGGCGTGTACTCCATTTGATCAAAATCAACATAACGCTCCGATCGTCTTTGGTTGGCTATTGCATTAGCAGCAATAGTATCTAATGGATTATATGTTTGCTTTTTGAACTGCTGTCCAGATGCTGATTTAAACCTAGAAGAAAATTTATCTATATGTTGCTTTCTAATCTTTCTTCCTGATTGGGAACGATAGTTAATAATCGGCCCAGAGAATAGACGTGTAAGTTGCTTGAATAACGTTGATTCTCTATTTGCAGGATTTTTACCTTGTTTCGGATTTTTTGGTGCCATTTATGCCCTCACTTAATTATCCACATATATTCAGAATATAATCTTTTGGCTTCTTCTTTTTTGCTATTAGTATCCTCGCCAGTATAGCCTATTTGGCCTTTTATTCTTGTATTAAAAGTCGTCTTTGATGTAATAATAGCGTCAACAAAAGCTTTTTGGTAATTCAGTTCTCTTGCATTTGCCTGCAGCGCCGTATCACGTACCCAACAACCAATTGCTAAAGCCATTACCAAATCATCATTATACCCTCTCATAGATTGTGGTTTTCCATTATACCAAATAAAAGTTCTTAATTCGTTTGCTAAACGAGAAGAATACGTTTTAATTAGTTTGTTTCTTATAAACTCTTCCAATTTCGCCACAATCAAAGGTCTGGTTTTTGATGTTGTAGAAAAGCCGGCAATTGCTGAATTTTTATATTCTCCTATGTGTTGTTCCACATATTCATGTGTAGACTTAATAGAATAATATATATTAGAATAACCAAATTCTATTAATTTGTCAAGAACAGTATAGCCAATAGAATTGTTTTCTACAACAATCATGGCATTGCCAAATTCTCGTCCGACTTGATTTAACATATTGGCGTATAAATCAGGCGTTGGCTTTCCTTGGTATTCAGCAATGACTTCCATAGTTTCTATTTTAAAAATATGAAATGCTGATTTATCGGCGCCATCTCCTCTCGCCACATCAACTACGATCAAATAATTGCAGCTAGGATCATGTTCTTCCCAAATCCAAAAATTACGATCAAAGCCTGTGCGATATTTCGGTTCTCTAATGTTCGACTGAATCCAGTCTATGGCCTCTGAATCTATTACAGTTTCGCCAGAAGTATTGAAATTGCATTCTAGTTCTTGTGCGATTTGACGTTTAGACATGTTTCTGGTTTCTTTTTTAAACCATTCCTCATCTCGTTCGGGATGCACATGCCACATAAGAGTGGTCAAATGAAAATCGTTTGTGCCATCTTCTGCCCCTACACATGTTTTATGAAACCAATTCCCAACACCATTAGGAGTAGAAATCGAAATGCATCGGCCACCGGTAGAAAGCGTAGGATACAAGCCTGTCCAACGTTCCTCCAAGCCTTCAATGTGGGCCGCTTCGTCAAGAACCAAAAGAGACAATGCTTCGGAACGGCCAGCATCGCCAGATGTTGAAGCTGCTTTGATCCATGAACCATTGGATAACTCGAAAGATGTTCTGTTATCTGTAGTGATATTGGCAATTCTAATCCAGTCGGGCAAATTCTTCATAATGCTCTTGACTTTTCTCACAAGATTGCCGGCGGTATCAAATTTAGTTGCCATAACCATAATTGATTTATCGCGATGATAAAGCATAAGCCAAACAATATAGCCAGCAGTTAAAGTCGAAATACCTAATTGGCGCCCCTTGTTGATGGAATTAAAACGATAATTTACAAAATCTTGTAATAATTGATCTTGATAATCATATGTATTAAAAAGAACTAGCCCGCGCATCGGATGTGATATGCGGGCATAATTTTTAAGAAAATAAGACGGATCTTTACCGCATTTTACAATTTCTTTTAATATTTGCTTTTTTGTTAATTTGTAGGTCATTCATCTTTCTATGTGTTCAATCGGGATATGGATAATCGACACCTGGAACACCTGCAAGATAGTCCCCCACTTGTTGTCCTAATCTCCCTTTCTCATGTTTCTTTCTCATAACACGATCGATTATCTCAACAACTTCGGGATCGGAGACACCTAATTTCTCTGCCACTTCTTCTGCTGTATTTCCCATCGCAGCCAATTTTGGATATATCTCATCTTTCATCCAGAGAGCATGAAGAAGCCGTTCCTCGGGGGAAGCACCTTCCTGGCTCCATTTTGAAGGCTCCGCTGCAGGCAACACATCTTCATCAGAAATATCTTCAATTCCCTCGTCCGATCGAGCCAACTCTTCTTTGATAATTTGCTTTAGGCGTGTTTTTGTGATTTTCATAATAATGTTTTCCTTTTTTCGCCGGTAGCTTATTCGGCGGGGCGCTTCTTCAGCATGATCAACAGCGCAATGAACCGCTGGTCGGGGGTTATTTCCACGCTGTTCCCCGCGATGATCGCATGCGTAATTATTTTAAACATAAAGTTTCCAAGTTTTGGATATTCGGCTCCAAGTTTAGCCTTGAGGCTCTCCTGCCATGCGTCGAGCACGGGCTCGACGCGTTTTAAACAGTTCGGATCGTTAACACATTTTTGCAAAGCCTCGGGAGTTAAAGGAAATCCGGTTTGAGGATCAAAACCCCCTGATATCTCTTCCATTTCTTCTTTAATGATCTGTTTAAGTTGTGTTTTTGTGATTTTCATTTCTTTTCCCCTGAGTTCTTGGGCCTTGTGTCGTTCTCGGGGCGCGTTCCGCCTTTGCCATTCCAGCCGCCTTGAGACATAAACTTTTCCCATCCAGAAGCTAGTTTATCTTCAGTTGCTTCCCCCACAATAGAAGTTTTATCAATACCGCCAATTTTATACTCTATGACAGCAGTTACCCAAGAGCGAACACGAGAAGAGTTCTCAACACGAATATCTACTTCACCCTCTTTTGTAAGAGAAATAGTGTTGCCTGTAATCTTACGATATTCTTTTTTAAGGAAAGACAGCACCTCTGTCATTTGTTGTTCAATATCCGATTCAAAACCGCCGGCATATACTTCTTTAAGCTGGACTTCGGACATATAACTTAAACGCATCATATCTCCTTGAAATTTAACATTAAATCCGTCCATAACTCTTCGGTCGAGAATGGGATCACCCTCTTCTCTTTTAAGACCAGCCAAGAGCGGCTCGCCATTTTCGTCTAATGCGCCATCATAAGCATTCGCTGCTGCTTGTGATAGTCCTTGAACGATTTCGTAAACTGTTGCCATTATTGTTGTTCTCCTTGGGCTGGCGCCTTTTGTAGTTTTTGTAATTCTGCGGCTAGTTGTTTTATTCTTGTTACAACGGTGCCGGAAAGAATGTTTGTTTCTTCTGCACCACTAACAAGCATATCAGATAATTGCTTGATAAGGCCGCGCTCCTGGGCGGTAATACCCTGCGCGCCTTGCGCTTTTGCAGCAGCCATGGCTCTGGAACGAATCTGCGAAACAGTGGCCTTTTCTTTTCCGAGAGCATCGACCTCTTCTTTAATAATCTGTTTAAGTTGTGTTTTTGTGATTTTCAT